TTGTTTCTTATAATGGCACAACTGGTGCTCTTGTTTTAAATCTTTACGACAAACAGGGAAGTGGAACATTTTCTTCTTGGACGGTAAACCTTAATGGTGCTGTTGGTATTCAGGGCGAGGTTGGACCGACTGGCGCAACTGGTCCACAAGGACCTCAAGGTATACAAGGCATTCAAGGTCCTCAGGGTATTCAGGGTGATGTTGGTCTTACGGGTCCTACGGGTCCTACGGGTGCGACTGGGGCTACTGGTCCAACTGGTCCACAAGGACCAATTGGTTTAACTGGTCCACAAGGTCCACAGGGAACAACTGGAGCGACTGGTGCTACTGGTGCTACAGGTCCTACTGGAGCGACTGGTGGTTTTGCTTCAACACAAGACACTTATCAACCCCCCCTTACATCTAACAACTACACATTGGTTGGTAGCGACCTTGGAAAAATGTTAAGGTTTGTTGGCGGTTCTGCTATAACTGTTACAGTTAACACATCTCTTGGTCTTGTTGCTGGACAAAGCATTGACTTTTTGCATCTTGGTGGTAGCACTGTTACAATAGTTGCCAGTGGTGTAACTGTAAATGCAACTCCTGGACTTAAATTGCGTACCACTTATTCTTCTGCCACACTTTTTTGTATTGGCGCTAACAGTTATGTGCTTATTGGCGACTTGAGTGCATAATGGCAATCCGTAGAGGAACAGTTGCTTCTAGTATTGGTGAAGTGCCAACGGTCACAACTAACGCCATAACAAATTTTAATCAAAACCAAGCAACCTTAAACGCCACTGTCAGTGCTAATGGTTTTTCCACTGTTGTTTATTTTGACTATTCAACAAGTTCTGTGTTTTCTAGTTTTACAACAGTAACTTCAACAACTACATCAAACCAAAATCAATCTGTTTCTTCAACTGTTACTGGTTTGTCTAACGGGACTATTTATTATGTCCGTTGCCGTGCAACCAGCCAAATTGGAACAACAATAGGTTCTGCAGTTTCCGCAACTACTTGGTCGCTGAAGACTTATTTAAATACAACTGCTGGTTCTTTTACATTTTCTTTACCTTCAATTACGGGTGTTGCTCCGACCATTACAGAAATGATTCTTTATGGTGGTGGTGGCGGAGCCAATTACAGTGGCGGCGGTGGCGGTGGATACCGCCTTGCCGCAAGTCATACATCTTCTACGGCTGGGACACAAACAATTAGTGGAACTGTTGGTGGTGGCGGAGCCGCAGGTAATGGTGGTGGTGGAACAGGTTCTGCTACTGCAGGTGGCAGCACTACTTTAACCATTGGTTCAACATCGTGGACTGGTGGCGGCGGTGGAGCAGGGCAGCACCCTGGTTCTTGTGGCGGTTCTTGTGGCGGTCGTGGAGGTACTGTCGGTTCAGGAACCAACGGTGCAAACATCGGAGGTTGCACTACCTACGGTTACTATTATGTTTCTAGCCAAACATTTATTTGTACAGCGTCCGACAAAAACGGTTGTACTGCTGGTTATTTTCAAGATAACTATTCTTGGGACTGTGGCTACTATGCTGGCGGAGGCGGCGGTGGCACTGACGGTGCAGGAGGAAACGCCGCAACGCAAAACAGTGCATCACATGTTGGTGGAAATGGCGGTGGAGGCGGCGGTGCATATGGTCTTCGTGGCGGTAACGGCGGCGGAGGTCAGGGAACACAGGGCAATGGTTCTGCAGGTGGATTCTCTGTAGGTTCTGGAACAATTGTTGGTAGTGGCGGCTCGGTGTTTGGTGCTGGTTCTGCTGGTGGTATAATATTTAAATATTTCGGACCATAAAAAGGAAAATTATGGAACAGTTCACATTAGACAAAATTAAAAACTATAAAATGTTTTATATTTTAAAGAAAATTAAATCAAGTTCACAAGAAATTGTTTTATTATATAAACAGTCGCTAGAAATGGCTGTTGTTGAAAAAGATAAATATGATTTGTTTGAAGTTGGCTCTGGGCAAGTTCTTGTTGCTTTTAAAGATTTGTTTCAACACGCTGGAAAACACAACTATGTCGCTTACGATGGTTTTCAAGAAGAAAATATTCCTTTAAACCCTTATGAACGAATTGTTGATTACTACAAGACAGACAGAAATGATGAACCATCTGGTGTGTTTTTGTTTCTTAACTCTTGCCCTGTCGTTTTAGAAGGACAAGATTGGCGTTGCGATAACGCATTGTTTGGTCCTCGTGGATTTTTCCCAGTCGGTCAAGCAGAAAAGAAACTTATAGAAGGCATAACAAAAATTAAAGTGTACGAACCAGTTCTGAGTGTTAACGGGATTGGACACATTATTTACTTCAAGCACGAAGGTGATGATACTGACCTAAGATTTGACTACATTAACAATGCAGAACTCCCTCAGTCAGCAGAAACGCTTCCTGAAATGATTAAGTTAATCCTTGAATGGGCTAAAGTTTCTGAAGAACCTTTCAACAACACAGAGCAGATTGCAATCAAAGCAAAACACTTTGTAGAAGCCTTTGGAATATCGGAAAGTTTTGTTGTTGGTCAGCCAGATATGCAGGTAGCAAAATACTTGCAAGGTGATATCTTGGCTAGGGTTCGTACTCATAAGACATACGAAATTTCTGATACAATAAACTCTTTGATTGTTAACAATGTTCCATATATGACTTTTAGTAAAATCGTTGAATCAAATCCAACAATTTTCAATCTTGAAGAATGTGTAAAACTAGAATCAGAGTGGCTAAAACTAGAATGGGAAGAAGCATTGATAACACACAACATTACGGAACCAAAAGAACATGGTGATGTTGATGGTGTCTGTGAACATATTTTAAACACTTTTCCTGATAACATAATTTTTCCTAGAATTGTGTTTGGACTTTTAAATAAAAAGAAATCTATTGTAGAAACAATTAAAAATGGACCTTCAACAATTAATTAACGAGCGTGAATGGCGTTTATGCCGTGGACCAGAAAACGCTACCCTAGAAGAAGAACTGGATGCGTTCATTTACTTCTGTGAACATTACTGGCATATTAAACACCCCGAACAGGGGCGTATTTTGTTTGAAATGCGTGAAGCGCAGATTGAAACTATGCGTACATGGATGACAGCACGCTACAGTGTAGTTCTTAAGGCACGCCAGATTGGTTTCTCCACTCTGGCTGCAGCATATTCTTTTTGGCTGGTGTATTTCCGTCCTGACCGTTTTGTAGTTATGCTTTCTAGGACAGAGCGTGAATCAGTTAAGTTGCTTGCCAAGTCTAAGTACGGTTATCGTTTTATTCCTCAGTGGATGAAAGAGCGTGGACCGAAGCAAACCACAGACCATCAGCAAAAAATGATGTTTGATAACGAGTCTGCCATTGAGTCGCTACCTAGCGGTTCGGACCCTGCTCGTGGTGAGTCTGTGTATTTAGTTATTGTAGACGAATGGGGTTTCTTGCCTAACCCTGAGGAAGCATGGGCTTCTATTGAACCGATTGCCGATGTCGGCGGGCGAGTCATTGGTTTGTCTACCGCCAACGGTTCAGGTAACTTTTTTCATCAACTGTGGGTTGGTTCCCAAACTGGGACCAACCAGTTTGAAGGTATTTTCTTTCCGTGGTCTGCTGGTGACCGTGACGAAGACTGGTACACAGTCAAAGCACGAAACATGTCATCTTGGCAGTTGCACCAAGAATACCCACGGTCACCTGAAGAAGCATTCGTAAAATCAGGCAACCCCGTGTTTGACATTGACCTGTTGGATTCGTTTGAAATGATTGACCCCGAAGAAGGATATCTTCATGTTTACTCGGACAAAAACTACGAGTTCCGCAATGCCGATGATGGTCCATTAACAGTTTGGGACTTTCCTCGTCCAGAATGTGTTTATGTGATTGGGGCGGATGTGGCGGAAGGTTTAGTTCATGGCGACTATAGTTCTGCCCACATTGTCAATGCCTCCACAGGTGAGGTTGTTGCCCACTGGCATGGTCACATTGAACCTGACCTTTTTGGTGACCTACTTGCCGACCTCGGTTGGTGGTACAACCAAGCGTTGGTCGGAGTTGAGTCTAACAACCACGGATTGACCACTCTAAAGGCTGCACAGCGTTGTGGATACCGAAACCTATATAGACAGCGCAAACTTACTATTCGTTCGCCACAAGCGACTGAGACTCTTGGTTGGCGCACAACGGCTTCCTCAAAGCCGTTGGCTATTGACGAGTTAGTTGCTGCTATTCGCAACGAAGATATCATAATTTACTGTTACAAGACCATTGGAGAGTTGAGAACCTTTGTTCGCAAGGACAACGGGAAGATGGCTGGGTCCCCCCATGACGACAGAACCATGAGTTTGGCTATTACTAACCAAATGTTGAAGTATGTTTGGCTTCCAGAGTACCGTGGGGACACAAATGTACCCAAAAACAGTCTTCTGTGGTGGGAACAACATCTTTTTAGTGAGGTTGGAGAAGGAAAAATCCCTATTGGGGCGCATAATGTTCGTTCCACAACCCAAAATCCACTTTAAAGAACAAGATTGCTATTAATATGGAAGTTTATCGTTTTCAGTGTGAGGTTTGTGGTCGTGATAAGACCGCAGAAGTGCGTCCACATCGTGGAGACATATGTTTTGGGTGTCATGTCAAGAGCGTTGACCTTGGTTTCCGCTATGGTAAAGAGAATTTTCATGGTCCTACCATTCGTGAGCGTCAGCAACATATTGTTTCTGACGCAGCAGCCAAAGGTATTCAGGCTGTTCCAGCGAAAAGTTATGGTTTCTAGTGAATTGGCTGGTTCCTGTTGTGGTTGCCATTATTGGTGGTCCAGTAGTGGTCCTTTTGCAGTTATTACGCAAGGAAAATACCAGCCAACACGCAGAATCTAGAAATCTTTTGGAGCATGTTGCTGTAAAAATTGATAAAGTTTCAGATAAACTGGATGAACACATTAAGGATGGTCATAATGGCAAAGTTAACAATTAAACCAGAACACAAGTCAGCATTCGCTTCTTATGTTCGTAGTTCTAGCGCAACAGTGTTGACTGTTGTTATTTCTGGTGAAACTTCACCACGCATGATTTGGTCTGCTTTTGTGGCAGCATTTCTTCCCCCTATTGTCCGTTGGCTTAATCCCAAGGATGCCTCGTTTGGTCGGAGCAAGTAATGGCTAAGAAAGGACCCGCAATTACTGGCTTGCATTCTCAGGGCATTAGCGATATTGCACGAGGAGCAGCAAAGGCTGCAGCAAAACTTGCCATGAGCAAATCAGCAAAGGCAACAAAAGCAAAGGCAGCACAACAGGCTGCCGCTAAAAAGGCTGCCGCTTCCGCTAAAAAGTCTGCACAAGACAACGCTTATGAAAAGATGCTAAAAAGAAAATTGTCCAATAGTCCAACTGGAACTGTAAGTGGTTCTGAAATTATGGATATGGGTCGCCGTGCAAACTCTTACTATAAGAAGTAATTATGGCTCCTAGAAAACCGCAAGGATTTGTTGATGATGCCGTAAAAGCAGCAATCAAGGCTTTAACTAAAAAAGCACAGGGTACAGTCAAAACGACTGCTGCGACAAAAGTTAAGCAAGTTGCAACTAAAACAGGAGGAAAAAAGGTTACGCCAGCAAGCAAAACCAAAACAACCCAAAAGGCTGCTCCTACGGTTGCAAAGAAAACTGCTCCAAAGGCTATGCCTGACTGGTCATCGCTTACTCCAGATGAAAGGGCTTTTGCTACTACATTCAACCGAAATACACCAGCACATGTCATTAAAAAAGAAATGATTAAACACGACATGAAACTTGAAAGCATAACTCAAAAAGGTATTCGTGATATTGCTCAGACTATGGCTGAACGAAAAGGTATGGATATGACAAGAGCATATGACTTTGCAGAATCTTATCAAAAAATTCAACGCCGTGGCGGCAGACGACCAAGCAGTAACTAAAGAAAAGAAAAAGCAATGGCTCGTAAATCAAAATCAGAAAAACTTGCTAATTATCGCAAGCATCTTGAAGCCTCCAAGAAGTGGCGTAAAGATGAAGGTTATGATGCTACATGGCGTAGACTAATTGACCTTTATAAAGGCAAGCATTATGATGCCTATAGTGATGAAGACCGCATGTTGATTAACATTGCGTTCTCCACAATCAATGTTATTGGTCCTGCTGTTGCTGTTAACTACCCTAAGATTACCGTTAATGCTGTAAAGCCCGACAACGCTGCTCAGGCAGTCGTTGCCGAGGCGGTTGTTAACTATTGGTGGAAGTATCGTGATATTCGTTCTGAGTTTCGCCGTGCCGTTAAAGACTTGTTGATTACTGGTCAGGGTTGGGTTAAGACTGGTTATCGTTTTGTTGAAGAATCTGCCATCGGAGAAGAAGGCGATGACAACGACCCTATTATGGGTGGAGAGGCAACTACCAACAATGTTATCCTTCAGGATTCACCGTTTGCGGAGCGTGTGTCACCGTTTGACATTTTTGTTGATTGCGATGCTACCAGTATGCACGACATTAAGTGGATTGCTCAGCGTATCCGCCGTCCTATTGGCGAAGTAAAAACAGACAAGCGTTATAACAAGACAGCCCGTGAAAATGTGACTATTGCTGCTGTTGGTCGTTATAGCGAAGACCCCAGTGTTCGCAAGGTTTACGACAAAAACTATGGTTATGCCGAGATTTGGGAATATTATGACATCCAAAACAATGTTATGTGTGTATTCTCGGAAGGTGGCGAGTCGTTCTTGGTGGACCCAATGCGTATGCCATATGCGTTTGGTCATCCATTTGTTATGCTACGCAATTATGATGTCCCTGATTGTTTTTATCCTATGGGCGACCTTGAACAGATTGAACCACTCCAAAGAGAACTGAACGAAACACGCTCACAGATGATGAATCATCGTAAGCGTTTCGCCCGTAAGTATCTCTACAAGGAATCAGCATTTGACCAGTTTGGTCGCACAGCACTAGAGTCAGACCAAGACAATGTTATGGTTCCCGTGGTTTCTGATGAGCCACTTGGTGGCGTAATCATTCCTATGCCTGCTGTTATTTCTCCTCCAGAGTTTTACAACCAGTCACAGTTGATTACTGACGACATTAACCGTATTACTGGTTTGCCTGAGTTTATGTCAGGTGGTTTGCCTGAGATTCGCCGTACCGCTACTGAAATCAGTGCGGTGCAGGACGCTGCTAACGCACGAACATCAGACAAGTTATCAATTGTGGAAATTGCCATTTCTGCTGTTGCTCGCCGTATGTTGATGCTGGCACAGCAGTATATGACTGGTGAGCAAGTTGCTCGCCTTACCTCTAAAGATGGCGAACCAATGTGGGTCACTTATGACCGTGACTATCTTGAGGGCGACTTTGACTTTGAGGTTGTAGGTGGTTCTACACAGCCACATAACGAGGCTCAACGCCGTCAAATGGCTTTGCAGATGGTTGACGCTATGGCTCCGTTCGCTGGTGCTGGAATCGTCAACATGCAGGAACTGGCTGGATATGTATTGTCTCAGGGATTCAACATTAAGAACCCAGAGAAGTTCTTGTCCACGCCTCCTCCTATGCCCATAGGTCCTGAGGGTGGCGCACCACAGGGTGGTATGCCACCACAGGGTGCTGTTCCGCCTGAGCAGATGCCACCTGAAGGTGCTGTTGCACCGCAGGGTGGTTTACCGCCCGAGATTATGGCTATGTTGCAGCAAGGACAACCTCCTGCATAGGAGCCTAGAACAAGATTCTTATATATAGAGCAACCGTTTGGACTCTAGGAGAAAAAAATATTATGAGCGAAGATTTCGCACCCGTATCTGATGTGGAACCCATTTCAACAGATGTTGAATTTGATGGTGGGTCACCCGATTCCAGTGAGGTAATTGAAACCACAGAATCACCAACCTTGGACCTTAACGAGTATTCGGATTACCGAATTCCTGTTAAACTTGATGGTGAGGAACTGCAAGTTCCGCTTTCTGAGGCTATTGCTGGTTATCAGCGTCAAGCAGATTATACACGCAAGACGCAGGAATTAGCAGAGCAAAGGCAATCTTTAGAGTTTGCTTCCACTCTGCAGTCTGCTCTTGATAATGACCCTGCTGGAACTCTGGAACTATTGAGTCGTCATTACGGCATTTCTCGTGCACAAGCACAGGATTTGGTTGATGATATGGATTCTCAGTTTGAGGATTTGGACCCAGTGGAACGGAAGATGCGTGAACTTGACCAGCGTATTGCCCAGTTTGAGGAACATCAATCGCAACAGGCGATTGATGCGGAAATTAACCGCTTGCAGTCTAAGTATGAGGATTTCAATAAAACAGAGGTTGTTAATGCCGCTATTAAGGCAGGGACAACCAACTTGGAAGCAATGTATAAGCAGTTAGCGTTTGACCGTTTTATGAAGCAAAAAGAATTGGAATCTGCAGCACAGCAGGCTAAGCAACAGAGAGAATCTCAGGTTGTTCAGCAGAAGCGTGAAGCAGGGGTTGTGTCGGGTGGCTCATCGGCTACCAGCAGTACAACTACCGAAACTATTGCCCATATTGGCTCTATCGCTGATGCTTGGGCTGCTGCCAAGCAACAATATAACGCCAGTTTTTAATTTAATTATAGGAGAATATAATGCCTGGAAATAGTAACTTTGATGCAATTCTTTCAACCACGCTTGCGAACTATCGTGACCAGTTGACAGACAATGTGTTTACGGCTCGTCCGTTGACCTATCACCTTATGGACAAGGGTCGTATCCGCATGGTAAATGGTGGTACAAAGATTGTTGAGCCTTTGATTTATGGTCAGAACTCAACTGTTAAGCCATACTCTGGTTATGACTCAATTGACCTTACCCCACAAGATGGTATTTCGGCTGCTGAGTTTGATTGGAAGCAGTATGCTGCTTCTATCGCAATTAGCGGTATTGAAGAAGCCAAGAACAACGGCGAACAGGAAGTTATTAACTTGCTGGAAGCCAAGATTATGCAGGCTGAAGAATCACTTCGTGAAGGCTTCAACCAGATGTTCTTTGGTGACGGAACCGACACCCTTGGTGCTGGTGGTACAAACTCAGGTAAGTCTTGGAACGGTCTTGGAAACTTGATTGAATCAGGCAACACTGTTGGTGGTATTAACTCGGCTTCAGGTCAGGGTAACGACTGGTGGCGTTCATACGAGCAAAACACCGCAGGTGCTTTGACTCTTGCACAGATGGCAACTGCTTACAACAGCGTTTCTGTTGGTAACGACCATCCTGATATGGTTCTTACTACTCAAACATTGTTTGAAAAGTATGAGTCACTCTTGCAGCCACAGTTGCGTTACACCGACACCAAGACTGCAGATGCTGGTTTCCAGAACTTGCTGTTCAAGTCGGCTCCTGTAACCTATGATGTTCACGCACCTTCGGGTACGATGTTCTTCATCAACTCTAAGTACATTAGCCTTGTTGGTCACTCAGAAAAGTGGTTCCAGAACACCGCTTTCGTTCGTCCAGAAAACATGGACGCTCGTTACGCTCTTATCATGTGCTACGGTAACCTTACTATCCGTAACCGTGCTAAGCAGGGTAAGTTGACTGCAAAGACTGCTTAATTAGTAGTTAGAACATAATAGGTATTGACGGGGGAGTGGATTATATCCCTCCCCCGTCTTTCTATTTAAACAAGAGAGAGTTTCATTATGGCATTTAATCCATTTGACCCCAAAAGACCTAAACCAGACACTATTTACGACCATATTGCTCGTATTAATCGTATGGAACAACAAAAGCGTGCTGAAGTGGCAGCAAAGAGAAAAAAATTCGGGATTTCTGGTGCTTTTAAGTTTCCAAAGTCCAAAGGCGCAAACAGCGCAGAAATGCGTAAAGGAAAGTAATCATGGCTGCTAGAAAACCAGAACTAAAATTCCCCATTGACGACATTGCAAAGGCTATTGCAAAAGTTCTTAAACAAAGTTCAAAACCAAGCCGCAGTGTTGTACGAAACAATGTTCGTGCTGATGTACGCCGTGGGCAATATAACACAATTCGTAAAGACCCTACAACAAAGGGCATGAGCGATGAACAAATTATTAAGCATGTAGCAAAAGGCAAGCCACGAGTTACTCGTAACCAAGTAAAAAACATCCGTTCAACATATAAGGGTGGTCGTTGATTATGGCTCCACGCAAACCAGCAATTCAACTTGGACCGATTGACGACATCGTCAAAGCGGTCATGAAGGAAATTTCAAAGAAAAACCTTAACCGTGTTGCAAAGACAAACATTAAGTCTGTTGCAAAGTTGGAAAAAAAGGTTATAAAAAGTGGAAAAGATTCCGTTCCTTCTACTTTGCGTTCTCAAAGGAAGACACGCAAGCAGGCTGAAAACATGAAAAAGGCTGATGCGATGTTCCAGAAGTATAAGGGTGGACGCTAATGGCTAGTCGCAAGAAACCAGATATTGCTTGGGGCGATGATGTGGCAAAAATTGCGGCTGCAGTTATCCGTAAGATGCAAAAAGGCGACATGAAAGCCGCCAGCCGTGTTGGTGGTAAAATTGTTGGTCAAATGAATTCACAAGGCAAGGGTGCTTCTGCTAAAAAGTTGAGTTCTTCTATGAAGCGTGGTTTGGAATCTGCTGCAGAGCAAAAGTCTGCTGTACGAAAGGCTGCTTCAAAAGAGTCAGATGCTCGTATTATCCGTAAGGGTCAAGGTGTTGTCAATGTTCAACAGGCTGCTGATGGTGTAAAATCCAAGGGTACGCTTTATAGGGGTGGGCGTGAAATTCCTATTTCACGCCGTGATGCTGCAAATCTTCAGAGCCGTTCGGGTGCTGCTGGTTCTCAGAGCGCACGAGGAAATGCTAGCCAGATTGAAAAAGGCAAGAAGTTAAAGGCTGCTATAGATAATGCACCAAACGCTACCTCTAGACTTAAGGCTCAGCGTGCTTATCGTGAATGGCAAAACAAGACTGGTCGCCGTCCAAGTGGCTCCTAAGAAACCTCAAGGCTTAAGAGACATTCTTAATGCTGTAAGCAATATTGTTAATGGCGGTAAACCACCCAAGCAGGGTGGTAACGCTATGGCTTCTGCACAGATTGCACAGGCAGCAAACATTCGTGGCAAGACTGTTAAAGGCGCAGCCAAGGCTGGAAACGCTGTAGCAAAAGGTTCCACTGCTGCTATAAAAACTGCCTTTGGTGACCCTAAAAAGGGTTGGCAGGATGTTGCCATCAATAGCGGTGCTTGGCTTATACCTTATGGTAAAGCATTTAAAATTGTTGATAAAACAGTCAAGGGTGCTAAATATGTCAAAGGTGCTAAGGCTGTCCGTGGTTTACTTAAAGGTTCCACGCTTGCTGGTGCTTCTACTGCTTTGGAAAAGACTGTAAATAAAGTTGCTCCTCGTGGTAAAACTGACATGCTTGCCAAGTCTGGTTTAGGCAAAAAAACACCTCCTAAAGTTAAACCAAAAGGAAAGTAACATGAAGTTACCTATTGACGATATTCTCAAGGCTGTTATGAAGCAGTTAAATAATAAGGGTAATCAAAAAGCCCGTTATAATTTACTTCAAAAAACCAAAGGTATTTCTACTACTGGTTCAAGCAAGATTGGTGCAAAGCCAAAAGGTGCAACAACGGTTTCTGGGAAACCAGTTGGCAAGATTGCTCGTACCACCCCTGCCCGTCCTAGGCGTGATTATTATGCTAAAGGCAAAAAACTTCCTTTAACAGATAGTGAAAAGCGTGCTGCCGAGCGTGAGGCTAATCGTATTTTGCGTCAAACTGGAGATGCAAAACCTAAGTCTAAACCTAGTGGGAATGCTAAGCCTGTTGATGTTCGTGGTTCTATTATTAAGCCACCCTCCAAGGCTACTTTGCGTCCTCCTGCTCCACGAGGTTCTTCTTCTTTTGAGGCTGATAGGACTGTTGCGGAAATTCGTGCTGACCTTGCAAAGTATGGTATTGGCAGAAAGCCACCTAAGGGCAAAAATAAATAATTATAGAACAAAAGCCGTATTTGTATGAGTATTCTAGGTTCTGTCCCTGCCCATTCTTATTATGGTAAGCCCGTAAGTGGGAACCGTCCTGCTGGAGAGCAGGCTGGTTCCCGTATTGCTGCTGCCTCTGGTCCTTATTTGGGTCGTGGTAATAAGTGTGCTGGCAAGGACGACACCTGTGAAGGCAACCGTGTAAAGAATGAGGAGTTTTGTGCTGGTCATCTGAGGTCGGTTGCCAAGGTCAAGAAGGATTTGGAAGTGGCTGATGGCGTTTAGAACTATGACTGCAGCCGATATTCGGGCTGCTGTAAGAAGTATTACTGACCTTGATTCTGATGACTTGTCGGATGCGTTGTTGAATCTTTATATCCGTGACGGGTATTACCGTATTTTGGATACAGAAAAGCGTTGGGGTTTCTTGGAGTATTCATTTACTTTCAACACACGAACGGGTGTTCGTGAGTATGAAATTGCTACTTTAACCGATGAACCTCTTGGGCAGGTTGTGTCTATTGTTGACAACCGTGGCACTGGTTACCGTTTGGACATGATTGGTTATGATATGGCTGAGCAAACCTATATTGGTTCTTACGACACCAACAGCGACCCGTTGTTTTATGCGGTGTGGGCTAACAAGATTCATTTGTATCCTAAGCCTAATAATGTGCGTCAGTTGGTTGCTCGTGGTTATCGTGAGCCATTTGACTGGCAGACTGAGGGTGGCGATGTTGATGCGCCTGCTTCGTTGCATTTCCCGTTAGTTTACTATGCGTGCAGTCGTGTGTATCAGCAGTTGGAAGATTCTTCTATGGCTGAAATGTATAAGCGTGCGTATGATGAGGGTGTTGCTCTTGCTGTTCGCAACGCAACAACCCCAACCAGTCACAACCCAATGATTTTGACGAATGGACAAACCAAGCGCCGTCCTACTTATAATGGTTGGCTCAACAGCCTTGGTTCTAATCGTTCTAATTGGGGGCTTGATTAGTGTCGGCTATCCAGATTTATGAGCAGAAGGATTTTACTGGTGGTCTGAACTTGCGTTCGGACCAGTTCCAGTTGAAAGACAACGAATCTCCTGAGATGCTTAATGTTGAGATTGACCCTCGTGGTGGTGTTTTTAGCCGTGGTGCTATGCAGCGTTTAAATCCTGATAATGTTTCTGGTGTTGCTTGGGTTCCTCATAAGTTGTTTTCTTTTTATGGTGCGACAAACCATTTAATGTTGGCTAATAATAACCGTGTTTATTATATGTCTACAAGCAACAACTTTGCTGTTTTAAACACCAGCGCTGGTCCTGTTAATATTGAAAGTGTTGATGGGGCTTGTTTTGCTGCTTGGGGTGAAACTTTATATATAGGTGCAGGTGATGTTGGTACTACTGGTTTTTATAAGTGGTCTGGTGCTGGGAATGCTGTGGCGTTACCTAGGGTTAGTACTTCTCCTAACACTTGGGCTACTAGGGGCGGTTCTGGTGGCGGTCATGTTCCTCGTGCCGAGCATCTTGCTGTTCACGCTAATAAAATGTTT